GGAGCCGTCATCGTATTTGATGAGAATTACCCCGTTAGAAAGAACCTTACGTTCTACCTCTTTTGCTGCAGCTTTTTTCTTTGCCATAATTAAATTGATTAAAGGTGTTTGAAAATGTTTGAATAATTATAGTTTCGTGATAAACTTTTGAGTATATATCTCTCTGTTTTCTTGGACTGCCATAGCTTTCAAGAATACATTTTTATCCCTGATAGCTTCTACTTTTTGAGTGAACTCATTCTGGTTTTTTACTTCAAAAGGTTCACCTTCCTGAGTGTATGTATCATCTACTGCATTATCATTTTCGGTATAATACCTTTTGACCCCCACTATGAGTTTTACTCCATCCCATGGGTTTTCTGGTTCCCTTTTATTTACTACCGTCATTTTGCATAACCATTTTTATATGCTGTATAATAGATTCTTGTATATCCTTCCTGTCCTATCCCTGAAAAAGCTTCACTTATATATCTGTAGCCTTTTTTATTTGCTCGGTAATCATGAGCAAAGTGTTCAGGATAGATATAGTGTTCTCCGCATACCTTTTGGTTAGTTATTATGTAGGCATACCATCCAGTTTTGGTTTTCATCTTGAACTGGGATATTGGTACAAATCCCTGAGTTAATAGTTCTTTGAGAATAAACTTCTGTTCGAGTCTTCTTCTCACCATAGGCATTCCACCCAACCTTCTTAGTACTGCCTTTTGATATTCTGACCAATGTCTTTTAGTCCATTTTATGGAACTGATAACAGAACGTTTAGTTATAGCCTTATATGCTAATGCCACTTTTAATTGGTCCCAAGTTAAGTCACTCTTCTTCGTAAAGAGCCTTCTTTCTTTTGGACTCAATCTCTTTAGCCTTCGATAGCTTAATAAGCTTTTCCGGAATAGGCTTGAGAACAGTTCTATATTCTTTTGTTCCATAATTAAACTTATCTACCAAGTTCAAAAAGTACTTTTCTTTCTGTTGAGATCCGAGTCTCTTTTTCCGAGCAATTCTTTTCCCTAACTCCCTTTGGGCTGAAGACTTTGAGTTTCTGTATACCTCGGTTAACAGTATCTTAGATATCGGCTTTTTTCTTCTCCCAGCAATTAGTAGAGATTGACCTATAACAAACTTCTTCTCCAGTGCTGTTTTCCCTTTTATCCAATGTACTGCTTTCAGATTCTCTCTACCGTAATAAGTTAAAAACCTTTTTCGAGCAGCCTTCAATGAATAGAATCCCTGTAATACTACTGCTGGTTCTCCTTTGTAGTTATAAGACCATGGATACCATTTATGAAGGTAAATCTTTAAGTCTCTTTCTTTGATAACTTTTCCGAATCTCCTGTGGTATTCTCTCCTCCTCTTCTTTTCCAAAAAGTATGCTCTTACATCGGGGGGCAGAGAATCCGGGTCTACTACTCCGTTAATCCAGGTAGCTTCTTTTAAGCATTCCCGGTATCTATCCAGAAAGCGTTTATTCCTTTCCCTATATTTATGAACCTTTATTTTTCCACAAAGTACTTTCCTTTGCCACTCTTGTTTCTTTCTTCGGCTTAATTTTATAATCTGAGGAGGTACCCAAGGAATTCCCAATCTGTAACATGATTCTTCAAAGTCATCATCATTCTTAAACCTATAAACTATGGGCATAGTACTTACTCCTTCTTTTGTTTACGAAGTGCTGCCCGATACCATTGCTGAATGGATTTCTCTTTGGCATCCGGGAATCTCTTTTGCACTCTCCGAGTAATTCGGTCAATTGATAACCCTTTATAGGTTAATTCGAATACGTAGGATTTCTTAGTTCCTTTCCAAAGACCATTGTCATCCTTCTCTTTCTTGGGCTTTTTAGGTTTTTCCAACCCCTTTACCCGTTTGGTCTTTTTCTGTTTAGTGACCGCATCCTCACCTATGAACCCAAGGTTAAGTTGATAATTCCTCATTGGGTCATCTTTGGGATATCCAGCAAGCTCTAATTGCTGGTCCATCCACTTATCGTATTCATCGATGAGAGCATTATCCGGCTTATTATCCGAATGATGAATCCACGATGCCAGTCCATTGTAGTCGGCTGAACAAGCATCGGGGAAAGGCATGCCCAGAGCAACTGCTCTTCTCTTCATGTCCTTGTAGGTCATATTTTCTAACCCACTTCCCATGACCTTTAGCTTCTCCTTGTTGAGCTTTAACGGTCTTTTGTCCTTTTTCTTACTTTTGCGCATATTTATATAGGTATAAAATTATTTTTCTTATTTCGTTATACAAATAGAATTAAATTTCTCGAAGTTACAAAATAATTATATAAAAATTCTAAGAGTTCGTTCTCAAGGTTCTTTTCCTGCGTAGTTTATAGGCTGTATCTAGAGTTTCACAGGTAAAGTCCATGTTATTTATTGATTTGTAGTTAATAGCTTTTTGTATGACCTCCCTGTATTCTTTCCAGAACTTCAAGCCCCCTTTACTGTCCACTGTTTTTTCAAAATATTGGGTTGCCAATAACCCAAAGGTATCTGCAATGGTTTGGCTTTCGAATATATATATCCTTAAATCAGTTATAGCCTTAATTGTATCATCCTCACGTTTAATAGGCATCACTCCATAACCCTCTTCTTGGAAGAGTTCTTCTGATACAATGGCTGTAAAGTATCTCCTACTTGAGGGTCCATTTTTCCAATACTCGGTTATTAACTGCCTTATCTTGAAGTCTGGGATTCTGTGTAAGTAGGACAGATACACCTTATCTTTCTTGGTAGACCTCCTTTTATATGCAGTAGGAGCTTGCAATACCCGAGGCATTATTCGATAGTTGTTCCACCTATCAAACTCAAGAATCAGAGCATAAAGGTCTTTGTCCCATTTATTCTCTGATTCCTTCAGCCTTTTCATGTTCTTTATGATACGGGGATTGGTTATCGAAGTCAATAACCATGAAGAATCTCCTGAGTGTATCTTAGCTTCCTCCTTGGGTAGTCTTTTAACTATGGCCCCGAATAGATAATCCCTGAACCTTGGCTCTATAGGAGATTGAGGGTTTACTAATGATGAATGTAGTTCAAAGTAATCGGAGAATAGTTTGAAGAACTTCTCAGCTCTAGCCTTTAGTTCTAAATACTTGTAATGAGACATCTTGAGAATTTCTCCAGCTTCCCAAGTTGATAGGCCTTTGCCTTGTATAAACATAAGGCTTGCCCTCTCTTGCTCGGTCAAACAGTCCCAAGCCAATTCTTGATGTCGTTCCATATTTAGTATTGTTTGTTCATTAGAATCTCTTCAGTACTACCATCAGGGATTTGGGATAAATCAACCTCATAATCAGCCGAGTACATTTTGTATTCATCAGATTCATGATAGACTGAATATAGTACATTCTCCATTGGTACCTCTATCTCCAAGCTACCATCCATTTCAGGATATAACTTCACCAGCATCATCTTAGTAGTAAGATTACTTTCAAGTATGACGGCAGGTATTCCCTCAAATGGATATCCCCTTAATACAACGTAGTCCCCGATAGCAACCCGAGTAATATCACTTACTGAGAATATTTTATTTGCCCGGGACATTCTACGGTATTTCTTTACTTCTTCTTTGGTTATGGTGGCTACTACTGAATAATCATCAAAGTCCTCGGCATTATCTACTCTCAACCTTTTTCTTTTAGGTCGGTAGTCCAAAGACTTCATAAATGAAAGTATACCTGGGATGTCTCTCTTTAGTTTGTTTAAGTAGTATCGGTCAAAAGCTTTTTCTGGCTTCATCTTTATGAACCCATAGTTGAATAACAATGGTACATCTTCGTACTCATTCTTACCTTTCCTTGACTTCTTAAGTACGCTTATGGTTGGTACTATGGCTTTCACATGTTTATACCCCCTACATTTCAAATCAGAATTGATTCTCTTGTAGAATTTCCTGTCAAGCCTGAATATACAGTATACATAGGGGGTCTTCATATTATTTTAATAATTTACGTACATACTTATGTAAATCGCTGTAATCTACCAGTCTCTGTACTTCTCTGAACATATAAACAAAAATATGTATTTTGGGAGTACTTACTTCCATCCGAGACATTTCGGGAGATTGGGTTTTTAAGAAAGAATCTACTTCCTCATTTACCATAAAGAATGCTTCGCCTTTAGGCATAGAATTATACCTCATAATAAGTACGGGTATCTTATTAGCTCTTTCAGCATCTCTATTAGCTTGAGTCCAGAAGCTATTTATCTTACAACTCTTCAAACCCAACAGTAAATGTTCAAATTTTATATCCTGGTAACTTTTGCATTCGATAGATAGAGTAAATCTTTTGGCATGCTTTGGGTCAGAGCATACCACATCTGATGATATATTATCGGCTTTTTTCCATCTTAATCCCCCACTAGCAGGTGTTCTAGAAAATTCATATCCAGACCAATTTTGGAAAGCTTTACAAACGGATCTCTCAAATCTATTTCCCTTACTTTTACTATTCTTTCTCATGATTTTATACCTTTATGACCAATAGTCACTAGTGGTATTGTGAAAGGCCCCTTTCTCTGGTCACAGTAAGCACCCTGGCATTAGGAATTGGCAATGATTCCTGGTGAGATATGAGGTATAGAGTTTTGTCTTTATATATCTTTCTAATTAACCCTATAACCAACTCTACATATTCTGAACTGAGGTTTTCAAATACCTCGTCCAAAAAGGCAATATTTATACCCTTAGCTTGGGTCATCATCTCATTCATAGCAAAGGCCATAGCTAAACAGACCAATTGTTTCTGACCACCAGATAATTCCTCGTATGATACCTCTATACCATCCATTATTATCTGGGTATTGAAGTCCTTCTTTACTCCTTGTATATCTACATAGAATATGATACTGAACCCAAGTACGTCAGAATATGATTCGAGAGTTTCATTCAAAATATCCATTGAACTCTCGAATAAGAAAGCTTTTATACCCCTGTTCCCAAGGGGGTCATCCATTACCCATTTATAATTATCAACCTTTTCCTTCTGACTTTCCATCCTTTCTTCTACGGTTGATAATTTCTTGGTTAGGGTTGAAAACTGGGATTTATACTTGATTATTAAGCCCTTGTTAACTCCTACTTTCTTTTCTGATGACAGTCTTTTTATTTCAGCTTCTACTTGTTCTATCTCTCTTTGTATATTCTTTACTTCATACTCCTTATCCCTGAGTTCTTCCAGTTCATCTCGATAACCAGATATTCTGTCGGATATCTTGGAATATTTACCTTGTAACCTTTCGATATCTCCAAAGGCTTTCTTTACCTCGATTAGGCGTTTCAAAGAGTTCTTAATATCACCCCTCTTCAGTAACTTTATTATTCCCTCAATAAACTCTTCTAGAGATACCTTAGTTTTCTTCCTGGCATCATTTATCTTATTGAGAATATCCCTTTGATTTTCCTTTGCCTCTGATAGCTTCTGTTCAATTCTGTTTTTCTGAGTTACTGTCTCCTTAAGCTCACTTGACTTTTTGGCCTTAGCTAGCAGTGATAATCTCTTCTCGAGAGCCTTAACCTTTGAAGATATGTCGTCTTTTACCGTACTGGCTTGCTTCTTTAAGTCATCAACCATTCTTTGAATGGACTGCTTCTTACCTTCTAAGGTTCGATATCTTTGAGAGATGTCTTGATACTCCTTCAGGGCTTCTGTATAGTAGCCCTTAGCAATATCCCTAGCTTTAGATATGTATTCCAACTCAAAAATCTCCTCAAACAATTCTTTCTTGTCTGAAGAAGATTCTTGTATCAGTCTTTTCATACCTTGACCGAAAAGTACTGAGTTCATAAAAAGGCTATACGACATACCCAAATCAGCGATTATAAGCGCCTGTATCTCCCCCTTACTTTTCTCTTGTACTTCAACAGCATCTATCTCATAGATAAGTCTATCTTTGCCCTTGGCTCCATTTACTTCACCCTTATATTTAAGACATCTGGTTATCTTATGAGTCCTACCATTCTTACCGAAGTATAATTCTACCTTGGTTCCTTGATAAGACTTTGGTCTGTATTTCTCCCAGGTATTCACATCTGACTTACCCTTTAGATTCTTACCGTAAGCACCCCAAACTAAAGCCGATAAGATTGTAGTCTTACCTTCTCCAGTTGCCCCTCTAATTACGGTTATCCCCTTTGAGCTTAAGTTTAGTTCCAAACGAGATATAGAACAGAAGCCCTCTATTATAATATTACCAAACTGTATCATTCTGCTTCCTTGATTACTTTTAACAATGTGGCCTTTTTATTTTGGTCTTTTATACCTTTTGCCCTCATATATCTCCTTACCATTGTTTTCTTAGTAAGTTCACGGGTTATTTGCGGGGTATCTTCCACCGCCATAATCCGAGACTTGCTAGCAATGACAGTATAATAATTACCATCATCTTTAATTTCATCTTCTGATGACACGTCCACAAATTTAGGAAAGCCTTTGAATGGCTTAAATTCCATTGAGAAGTCTTCATATATTTTCCAATATCCCAGTTTACAATTGCGGTCTGTTCTCCTCTGTTGTAGTGGAGCTCCTACCATGTATATCTTTTTCCCAAGTCTTTGGGGTTTATGTATATGACCTATCAATACTAGTTTGAATTTAGATAGTAAATTCACATTCAAATTCTCTACTGTTCCAACTTCAGTGTTGTCGGTATCTTTAGCTCCCGGGTAGTCAGTATGCAATAATAGGATTGTTGGCTTTAACATGGCTTCTTTCAACTCAGCTTTGATTAACCCATCTAACCCCTTATTGTGGTCTAAATAGGGAATACCTACTACTCTGAACTTATCAAACTCATGATAAGAGAAATCCAGATTGTGTAAGAATGAGTACCTGCTACATAGGTTTGCCCAGTGAGATGGTGATTGATTAGTTATAGAATTACTTTTCTGTAGGTCGTGGTTTCCAGATATACCGTATATGTTAAATTCCTCACACCTATTTAACTCTTCGAACTGTTCAATTATAATTTCATCCAATGAAGTACTTATATATTCTGGACGGTGCATAAAATCCCCACAAAAGAATGCCGGGCATTTATACTTAATACATAAGTCTTTAATCAAAGAGAGGACCCTGAAAATACTTAGGGTCCTCTTATTATCCTCGTTGAACTTAGAGAATTCCCCTAAGTGCAAATCGGAGAATACTATACCTATCACCTTCATAACTGAAGAAATTTCTTGATAAGGTGTTTTCTCTTCTCGTAGTTCATCTCATCCAGTATCATGACCTTTATCTTGTAGCCCATGATTTCCAGTGTACCGGTATTAGGTATACCATTTACATACTGGAGTATATTTGGGTCGGGTTTATATCCCCACAGGTCAAGTATACCATACATTACCTGAGATACCTGGAATTGATAATACCGAGATAATACTCGTTTACCATTATCTTCTGTTACCCACTCATTGAAGAAGTTTGCTGAGAAAGGTATGAAAATTAGGTGAGTACACTGTTGACCCAGTAACATACGACATAAGTCTACTGCATGGTCTAAGTCGCATTCGGCTATCCTGTGAGAAAGTTTGTTGATGAAGTATGCTGCCGAATCAAAGTATGACCTGTCAGTTACAAAGCTATCTTCTCCCCTGAAAGCTTTGTTACGCAGATTAAGTACTTGCATATCCTGAGCAAATACTGTACTGGCATCTTGCTGAATCATATCAGCATGAGGCATGTCTCTTGTTTCAGGTACCAAGTCCGAATATGACCCGGATATGAAAGGTATCTTTAACATATCCGCTACTTCCTTGGCAATGGTTGTTTTTCCAACCCCAGAAACACCGGTGAACATAATTTGATATTTCCTACCGTTGTACATAATGTTGTAGTTTTTTGAAAGGTTCCAAAAAATCGGGTATCTTGAAAGACCTTAAGTTAAACTTGTCAAGTACCATGAATAACCTGTCTTTCCTTATATTATTAGTACATCCTTTTACCCAAGGGACTTTCTTGATAGGGTGAAGAGTTAATGCAGTTCTCAAGTCTATAAGAGGCTTGTTCTTCTTGTATAATTCTTCTAGCTGGTCTCTTTCAATGCCCTTGAATTCTGCTCCTTTTGCATCTATGAAGTCTGCTATGCTCCCATATTGTTTCAGGAAAGCTTTAGTCTTCACTTCTCCCATACCATAATAACCGGGTATATCATCCGATTTATCTCCATTAAGTATTAGGTAGTCAACGCATTCCTCAGCAGAGTAACCCATTATATCCTTACAGGTTTGACTAAGAATTAGGGTATCTTTGTTAGGATTGAATATCTTGACTCTTTTGTCGAGTAATTGACAGAAGTCTTTGTCAGAGGATATTATGAGAGATTTACCTGGGTGGTTTATTGCCAACCAAGCAATGTAGTCATCAGATTCATATCCCAAGCCTTTTCTATCGATAATCATCTGAACTCCGAGTAACCTTAGAATCCTTCTCAACAGTGATAGCTGTTTATTGAAATCTTCATAATCCATACTTATCTTACTCCTATGTGCTTTGTAACCCTCGAGTAGACCATTACGGAAATTAGACTCTTTGCTCTCATGAGTATCGAATGTAATTACTACATGGCTTGGTTTAAACCGAGTTAAGTATGAACCGAGGATTCTTAAGAACCCATACACCAACCCGGTACCAGCTCCGTTGTTGGCTTTAAGATTCTTAAACTTATGGTATGAACGGTGAGCAAGGTTACTCCCGTCCACTACCATAAGCATCCTGGGTTTTCTACCCCTCGTCCGGGATGTATTCGTCTTCTTCTGCATCTTCAGATTCTATTTGAGATTCATAGTCTAAGTCTGCATCAACAGGGAACATGTTTCGTGTAATCTTCTTGAGCTTTCGCTTAGTGGTTCCTATGGTATTTATTCCGGCAGCCTTTAACAGCTTTTTCCTTAACTCACCATCTTCCTCGATTAACCTATGGAAAGCCTCTTCTCCTCGACACAGTTTCTTTCCTTCGAACATATATGTTCCACCACCGAGCTTCTCTATTACTCCAGCATCCTCTAAAGACTCTTCTAACCAGAAGTATCTGTCAAAGCCAACTTCGTGATACTTTGGGTTAAAATATATAGGAGCTTTGGATATAGTTTCCCGAGGAGGAGATACCTTATTCTTTTTCATCTGAACAGTTACATATTTACCTGCTCGTCTTTCCTTGCCCTTATACTTAATCTTGAGAGTCTTACCGGAATAGAAAGCTAACCGGATTGAAGCATAGAACTTGAGTGCTGCTCCGCCGGGAGTTGTACTGGTATCTTGACCAAAACCTGCGCCCAGTTTACTGCGCAACTGATTGATACATACCATGGTTACTCCGAGTCGATAGAACAATTCGTTCCTTATTCGGAACATCTTGTAGATTTGCTTTGCCCGGTTTCCCATCTCGGCCTTGCTATCCGCCATCTTTGCATCAATGGCTTCTATAGAATCCAGAGCTGCTATTGAGTCTATCACAACTATGATAGGCTCATTGTTAGTTAACTTTGACCTCCAGTATATGGCTAAATCAGCAATAGCATCTGAAATAGTTTCTATTCTGGTATCATTCAGTACTGTTACTCGTTCGGGGTCCAGACCATTTTCCTCTGCCCATGAATTCATCCAGGCTTGTTCTGCATCCACCCATATTACATGACCACCGAGTTGTTGTGCAGCATAAGCAAAGTTGTAAGCTATCAGGGACTTACCTGAGGATTCTTCTCCCATGATTTCAATTATCTTCCCGAATGGTACACCACCACCCATTTGATAATTGAGAGCAAAGAATGTGGATGGAATCCATAGTCCATGGTGATTTATAGTACTGGCCTTGAACTGGAGAGATGACCCATATTTTTTGAGTATCTCATTCTGTGTTGGTATCTTAAACTTTTTGCCTCCCGATTTTCGGGTAGCTTTAGGTTTTCTTGCCATACTTGTAATTTATAATATGAAAAGAGTGGGATATAAACTATACCCCACTCCTACTTTAGGTATATATCTAGAAAATCTTAGATATCACTCTTATATTTCTTTCCCTTTTTCTTTTTCTTGTCTGCTAGCTTGCTTTTGGAAGAGGACTTCTTACGTGGTCTTTCATCCTCATCATCATCCCCCTCATTGAGGAATGAAGCCAGCTTCTCCTCGAGCTCATCGTAGGAAAGGATATTTGCCCGGATTGCTTTCTCCAGGTCCACCTCTCCCCGATACTTCTTGTCCAGCTTGGTTTTCTGGCAAGGTGATACCGAATAGCTGGTATCATTCTTACCGGTACCAGTACGGGTGATTTTGATATCGTATCCCTCTACAGGGTCAGTCATATCCCCCCAGTCCTCTTCATCGAGGTAAAGGTCTATAATATCCTGATATACCGAACGTGGTACCATCATGGGTTTATCTACCCGGTCGGGGTCAATTTCCTTACCCTTAGTATCTTTGTACCCAAGTACCCCGATGAGATACTTTCTCTTCGGTACCAGTTTCGATGCTAATGCCTTATCATCTGGGTCGTCGGAGTTTTTAAGCTCCTGGAACTTCTCCATGAAAGGACATGGCTCATCGAAAGTTGCCGGAGATATAATACCTCCCTCCTTTGGTCCAAGATAGAATTGAATAATCTCGATTCCCAATTCCTCGTCTGCACCACGGGATTTGATACGTACTCGGGTAGTTCCCTCTTTCGGGTAGATTATTCCACCACCTCCACTACGCTTTTCCAGGTCCTTCTTCCTGGCAAGCATCTTTTCTCGGGTAGTCATTACACTGCCCTTTTTCTGGGTTGTTTTTTCCTTTTTCATGGCTTTATTTATTGGTTTCGATATAAAGTATCTCGTTCAGAGATAATATAGTTGTTACTTGATTGGGAAGGTCTACTACATCTAGTTCTTTACCAGCATACAGACCGTAAGTAACTACCGCTCCAACCTGAAGACCAGGATATTCTTCACATTGTTCATCAGTGATGGGTCCTACCTGAATTACTACTCCCTTGCGGGGTACTGTATCTTTATCATGTTCCTGAGGGATATAGAGTCCTCCTTTGGTTTTGGTATCTGCAGTTACTACTGGGGATACAATAAGTACTCGACTTCCTGTGGGAGTTCCTAAACCGTTCAGTTTACCATTCAACTCCTTTGCTTCTTTGACCGAAATAAGGTCTAACTCAATTCTTGACATATTTACTGTTGTTTACGTAAGTTTGCTGATACAGTTCTTAAAATATTCTCTCGTGATTCGTAAGCTTTACATATACTTATCATTTTACTCGCATTGTACTCAGCCTTCATATATCTTTTCAATGCTCCCTGATAAGCTTGGTTGTTCTCTGCTTTATGAG